ATAATGGCGAAACTATGGCGCTGTCTGTTGACGCATTAAATCGTGGCAGAAAATTGACGAGGGATTTGAAAAGCAAGTTTCCTAATTCAAGAAGCTACGGTTTAATTGACTATGAATGGAATCCTTGTGATGCAAGGCAAACAAAAATGGAGTTAAAATGAAACATAAAATAATTATTGAATTGGTTTTCAATCCAGAAACCAAAGATGATGTTGAAGTGGAAGTTGATAATGAACTTGAATACCTAAAGAAAAAAGACAGGGCGATTGCATTTGCCGCAATATCCCATTACTTCAAGGTGCTGGTTGATGATAATACAATAGGAGACTATCTGGAATCAGAGGAGAAAAAAAATGCCATCAATTAATAAAAAAATATTTCAGAAGTTTAACTTGCTTCCCTTTAGTCCGAGCAGAATTAACAGTTGGATTGAGGATAAAAGTAATTTCGTTCTGCATTACATATACAAATATGATTTTGCGCCCAGTTGTGCAATGATAAGGGGTAATGCAATAGAGTATGGAATCAGTTTGAATTTACAAAGAAAATTTAAAAAATTCGATACTGTTTTAAAAAGAATTTATCAATACTATGATGACAATGTTTATTTCTCTCTGGAAAATGACGAGGATAAGAAAAAGCAGAGGGATTTGATTCAGCCGATTACTGAACTGTTGTTTGATAAAATCAATAAAACAAATTCCGCTTACCTTTCCTATCAAATGAATGTTCAAACAGAAATATCGGACATTCCTTTTTCTGGTTATACTGATTTCACTTTTGAGAATGACGAGGAAATGACTGTGATAGATGTCAAGACAACGACCAAGTTTCAACTAAGGGATGGTCACATCAAGCAACAGGCCATTTATAAAAAAGCGTTGCAGGAAAAGTTTGACAAGAAGGTTGATGTCAAGCTGTTGTACTGCACTCCCAAAAGATGTGACTTTGCTGAATTTGATGTTGATGATCCCGTTCACTTGCAAACGATAGAATTGAATCTTAAAAACTGCGCTGATGTTTTGAATAAATGCAGATCAGCGGATGATGTGAGTACGATCTTAATTCCAGATTTAAACGATTGGCGCTGGAAGTATGCCAGTGATGACAAGCTGAAAGCAAGAAGTGAAATTTGGGGTATATAAGAAAATTAGGGGGGTGCAATCATACAGCCACTCCCCTTAAACCTTAACCTCGTTGAGATATGAGGGTTTTTATTTCCCAGATTTAAGCCATTTTATGATAAAATCTTTTTTTCTATCTTTTGAACGCAACCTAGAGGAATGATGTTTCTATCACCGAAACCCACATCGTTTTTCTGATAAGATGAAAAAATATATAAAAAATTTTTATCTTTTCTGTAGATGTAGGCCTCGCTGACCATCTCCGCACATTTCATCTTGTCAAATTCATCCGCACTCGCAATCGTGGAATCGCCCACAATGTCAAGCCAATGTATTTCTTGAAGTTCGTAAGGTTTGTTATCTATTACGATTGTTAGCTTTGCCGATTTTCTTTTTGCCATAGGTGTAAGATTTCCCTTTTCCAGATTTCTTTGGATATTTTGCGTGAATCGTTTTACCACCTACTTTAATTTTCGGCATACTTCTAATGTAAGATGTATTGGTGTGCCGCCCAGATTATGACAAAAACTATCGCCCATTTTACAAAGGGGTTGAGTTCATTGTACTTAATCCAATCTAAAAATTTACTCATTTTGAAACTCCTTTCGATTTTTCAAATGTTCTTAATCCACCTAAACCCAGCATACCCAAGATTAAAGGCATCAACTGACCCAGATCAAGAACGACCCAATCTATATGAACATCAAATAATTGCAATATCATATTCAATATTGGTTGTAATAAATAGACATACGCTACGGCTAAACTTCCCACCCAGCCAAGACAGGGTCGCCAACCAGCAACGAATAATGATCGGTGCTTCGCTTCGGCAATGTTGATGTCAAGTTGTTTTTCTCTTAATTTCGCCTGTATTTTTTCAACAGTTATCTTTGCTTGGTTTCTTTCATCTTCCGAAGTATAAACTTCATCAATTATTTTCCCAACAGCTTTAACTGTTCCACCTGTGAATATGTCCATTATGCCCATTTAATCTTCTCCTATTATTCTTCCTTCTTCTTTTTGTTGTTTGGATATTCTAGCCATTTTTTGTTTCAAGTCTTCCTCTTGATATTTTTTCCTGTTTTGATGTATTTCTTGTATCTCCTCTGGTGTCGTTATTCTTTTCCTGTGTTTCCTCAAGTCAATTTTTTCATCTGTTCGCTTAACATCAACGCCCTTCTTCTCGTTTGTATCGCCCATCTGCTGTCTTCCATTTCAAATCCAGCACCTACATAATCCTTTTTACGCAAACAATCAAAAAGTTTAACAAAAAGAGCAGTTTTTGTTCTCCCAAGCTGATAACACATATGTGCGATTATTAATATCGCTTCCTCTTTAATATCCATACCCTTACACAAATTATAAGCATCTTGAACGCAAATTTGTACATCATAATTAAAAACCCTGAGTAGTTGTTTTTTTGAATATCTTTTGCCTTGAACGAAGTTATCACTTGGCTTGACAAGATGACCATAACCTATCGTTTGAAACCCCCTTGTATCAAGGTAGATCATATCACGATAACCTTCCTCAGTTCGCAGGTCGTCTTTTAATTTTTCCAGATTCATATAACTCCATCCATTTTATTCTAGGGCCGTGATACCAAGTCAGCGACCATTTATTCTCCCTGTTTTGTTCCCAATAGTATTGCAGATAAAAGGGCAAGAAACTTTCCCAGATTAAATCTTGTTTACTTTTTTTAGGGTTTTTTTTATCCATTCCTTTTTAAAACCCCATTCTAACAGAGCTTTTTCAACTTTTTTTTTTGTTCATTTAATGTCTTTTTTATTTTCTTCATATTTCTCCTTGAGTTCTAGCATAGAAACTTGATTCTGGGAAATGATGTGCGCATCTGCGAGGGTCAGTTCTGTTATTCCATACGACCATCCTGTTGTTGACATTTTAGCGTATTGTTCAATTTCGTTGTGTTCCAAGCAACAACCGACATTCACTATTTTGACATAATTCCCCTTACCAATCTTACCACTTCGCCAAGATCGTTCCCTGTGGCTGTGTCCGAAAACTATGTCAAACATTGCTGAATTGCTTATGGTTGAGGATTCAGCCAACTTCCCACCATATTCTCGACCCATTTCATTCAATGGTGCGTGAACGAAAGCGACCCCCTTGATAAAATGAAAATCGCCATACTGTGATATGCCCCAACCCTTTTCTCTCCATATGTTTTCAAACTGCTGTGAAAAAGCGCCTACGACTTCTGGGTGTTCATTTTCGTACCTATAAAGGCGTACTTCGTGGTTACCCATACAAAAGTGCTTCTTCGCCCTTAAAACCTTTCCTAGACCCCTGTAAAGCTCTTTTAAGGCGTTCTTGGAACTGATGATGTCTTCCAATATGTTCGGCTTCTGCTGACCCTTTACAGTCCAATTCTTCATACTTGGAAAATTAGCCAATGAATCAAAGTTAGACCAATCACCTATGCAGACAATGTGATCTGGATCGTATTCTTTTATTCTTCGACCTATCCAATAAAACCTGTCTTTTTTCTTATTCGGACTGTCGTGTGCGTCTGGAATGACGAAAACTTTTATCGGTTTGCTGAATGAGGTCTTGGGTTTGTAAATTTTTATTATGGGTGTCTTGATTTGTTCAATGATGTATTCTGGTTTGACTTCCTTGTACCTGTGCCATTCAATCTCCCAATGGGAACTTCCAATAGCAAGTTTTTCTATTGATTCTATTCTTCGGAGTAGTGTTGTTCGTGGAATATTTAAAGATTCTGATACGACTTGCTTCGCACCCTTTAAACTTGTCACGCCTCCGTGTCCTTCTGGTGGATAACCTTTTTCAAGAGCATCGTGAAGTTTCTCCTGAATGAGTTTTAATTCGTCCCACTCACTGTCTTTCATAGTGAATGTCTATACTAAATTATTGGTAATTTGGAATTAAAAAATAAGTCCACGCAGGGCGATAAGCACATTGGCGAACACGGCAAAGCCGACACTCCACAGAATGAAATTTAATTTTTTTATTTCCTTTTCTATGTGAAACAAATGATTCCTCTCTATGTTGTCAATCTTATCGTAGATGTGAATAATATGTTCCTTTGTCGTCTGTGGATTCAACTTGCTCATTTTTACCCTTTTCTTTTTTTTCTATATCATTGTTTTCTTTTTTTTCCATATCAATTTTTTTCTTTTCCGCACAGTATAAAATCATTCTAACATTTCTTGCGTTCATATCAACATTCAAGTCAACAGCCAACCTGTCCCTTGTGAGTATGCAAGATGTTTCGTTTTCAAAATCCATAGGTATCGTGGCGTTATTCCAACACAGGGGGTGGTCAGGCGACAAGGCCATTCCCATAAAACAAATCGTGCCAATAATATTCCACATAATAAGATCATCTTTTCCCCCCTTGTCTATTATACTTCTTCCAAGATTTCAACTTATGTTTGTTCTTTGGTTTTGAACGAGATGAGTTGCCTATAGAAGTTCTTTTTCTAATCGGTGTGAAATGATCGGAACGAGTTTTAATCAAACCCAACTTGGTTAATCTTTCATTTGATGTTTTTTAAATTAAGCATTGGAAAATTAAAAGGGTTGAACCTATCCTTTTTGTTGTATTATGTCACCGATCAGATCTTCTTCAATCCAATCCTCCAAACCCATAAGGTTCATTTCAATTCTTTTCAGGTCTTTCGCCAGTTCCTCTAATCTCATTTCCAACTTCA